GTCCCTACAGCGTTGGGACAAGGGCAAGGTCATCCAGGTTCTCGTTCACGGCTCCGCGGCCATTCTCATCCGCAACGAGGCGAACGAGTTCAACAAGATTCCTTTCTTCTCCTGCAACTGGCGCAACATCCCGAACAGCTTCTACGGCATGGGCCTCGGCAAGCTAATCGGAACTGACCAACTCGTAGAAGAAGGCGCACTCAACGCCGCACTCAAGATTCTCGGCTACGCCGTCCGTCCTTCCTACATCCGCAAGAAGGGATTGAACGCGCCGACACAGCAGATTCGCCAATCTCTAGGCGGCATCATTGACGTTGACGACGACGTAGACAAGGCATTCCGCATCATGGAACTGCCCAAAGTCCCCGCCGAAGCATGGCAGGCAGTGTCCGTCTCGCGCGAAGCAGCGGCACAAACGTCTGGCGCTAACGATCAGGTCATTCAGGGCGGCACGTCCGCTCCAGGCCGCGCAACTGGTATGCGCTCCGGCACCGGAGCAGCGGCAGTTGTCCAGGCCAACGCATCACGACTGGACGATGTAATCGAACGCTTCATCCGTCAGGTATTCCAGCCGTGGCTCTATCAGATGGACGAGCTAAACAACGCCAAGCTCCCATCCTCCGCGCTCCGCGACATTCTTGGCGAAGCAGAGGGAGCAGAACTGGCGGAGTCCGTAGACCACATGGACTTCCGCGAAGCCGTTCTCGACTATGACGTGCTCGCTGGAGCACACCTGGGCGCACAGAAGAAGATGCTCCAGGCTCTACCGTTCTATCAGACCATGCTCAACTCCCCGGCGCTCATGGAAGGAATGACGGAGGCCGGATACGAAATCTACGCACCGGACCTTGTTCGACTATTCGCTGACCTAACTGGCACACGTCGAAGCGGGATCTTCCGCAAGATGACGCCACAGAAGCAGAAACAGGCTCAGGCCAACTCTCCCGCCGCTCTACAGCAGCAGAAGATTCAGGCAGCGGACGCAGCGCAAGACAAGAAGTTCGCTCAGGAACAAGAGAAGGAACAGCAGAAGCAACTCGGACGCGCAGCTTCGGAAGTGACGCGCACATTGATTGAACACTCGCTGCAAGGCGAGGCGCAGGAAGGCGCTCCGGGTAATCAAGGACTCGGAGAGTACGCCTAATGAGCACCAAGACGATCAACGTCCCGGTCACGCCGGAAGAAGCATTGAAGCTACTCGGCCTCACCGAACATCCCGGCTATGCCGTTCTCGTCAAGATCATGTCGTTTGGCGCGGACGCCGCTCTACGCGACGGACTCACCGTTGATATGACGGACAACGCCAAGATCATTGCCGCCGCGCACTACTCGCGTGCAGCGAAGGACTTCTACGACCGGGTTTGCAACACCGTGGATTGGATAGTGCAGGAAACCGCGTTCGACAAGGCTAATCCCTCAGCCGATAGCGGCGCAGATGCAATGTTGATTCCAGCCTAATCGCTGAGAGGACACGAAATGTCAGAAGCAACGACGCAGGAACAGCAGCTAGATATGTTCCGTCAAGAAGACGGAAAGTGGGTGTACGAGTTCCAGCCCACCGATGAGAACGAAAAGCCAATCGGACGGCCTGTCCGCGTTCTCGGAGACACTCAGAAAGAGTGCTTCGCCAACTTCCAGAAGGCTTACAACGAAGCAGTACGCGGCATCCACAAGCTCAAGACCGGGACGGCGAAGCCGGACTTGACCAACGCGCAGAAGCGCGGCAGCGACCGGGAAGTCAAACCCCGCGAGTGGACAGCCGATGAAGCATTCCAGGCGCACACGGAATTGCTCAACCCACAGACCATGCGGAAGACGATCCGCAAGGCAATGGAAGACGAGATTGGAGCACCCATCGAAGAGATGCGAGACTCCATCTCTCGCACGCGCCGGATTGACCAGGAGTTCGCCAACCGCGCCTTCCTAGAAGCGCACGCGGACGATTACTTCCCGTGCTTGGAGAACGGCAAGGCTCTAGTGGCTTGGCTCCGCGAAAACAATCTCGCTCACACGGTCGAGAATCTCGACACGGCTTTCAGCTACCTCAAGGACTCTCTAATCCAGCGTCCACAGGAAGCGAATACTCAGCAGCAACCGCGCACAGAGGCTAATCCCTCCACGACGCAGAGACAGTCAGCAACGACCGGAATTGTCCCCGGCGAGTCATCGGGCGCACGCCCAACGACTCCAGGACGTTCTAAGGGGCTGACTTGGGCAATCGTAGACAGTTGGAGTGACGCCGAATTTGAGCGTAATTACGCTAATCCCGTGATGCGTGCTCAGATTGACGCCCTTCCATCCCGCACCCGCTAAGTCACGACTGACGTTCCCCACCACAAGTTTCAACAGGAATAGACAACCATGTCTTCCGTATTTCAGGCGGCTAACACCGTAGGGACGCTGACTCAGGCTCAGATCACCTACTGGGACCGCAAGTTCGTAAAGAACCTAAAGGGCAACACTCCGTTCATTCACTGCACGGATGTTCGCTATCAGCCCGCTAACGCAGGCATCTACCACGCGCTGTTCATGTATCAGGCGCTAGGTGGAAACACGGCACAGATTCAGGACGGCAGCGTAGGCTCGCCCATCCAGATCAGCGTCAACACGAATCAGGCAACGTTGGGTGAGTTTGGCGATTACACAACGTTCAGCGCATTCGCTTTGGCCGCTGCACTGGACAATCCTCTAGTTAGCTCGGCGGCAGAAATGTCGTACCGCGCGGCTCAGAGCTTGAACAGCCTAGTTCGCGCCACGGCAGATTCGTTGGTCAACATTGACCCGACTGTCTCCAACAACATCATCAGCGGCAACGCTCTGGCTATGTCGGACGTTGTGTCCAACCAGCAGTCGCTTGTCGGTCGCGGCGTCCGTCCGGTAGACGGCGGAATGTTCTGCGGCGTCATGCACCCGTTCATTTGGGGCGACCTGCGTAACGGCACGACGGTCAACAACTCCGTTGTGGACATCCTCAAGTACACGGAAGCCGGGCAGCGCAAGTTGGACGAACTGTCCATGCCCGACCAGGACATCGCAATCGAGTTGCCGGGTACTGGCGTGAAGTTCCACCAGTCTCCGTTCGTGACTCAGGTTCCGAACCTGCACAACACGTCCACAGGTCTGACGACCTACATCTTCGGTGAAGAAGCCATCATCAGCATCTTCTTGAAGGTGCCGGGCGACACCAGCGTCGAAAAGGGCGACTGGCGCAAGATCAACACCTACACAGGCAAGTTCACTCCGTCCGCATTTGACCCCGAGGGAACGATTGGTGGAACAGTGTCCTACCGCTTCCACTACGCCGCATCCGCACCCCCGGACACGACAATGCGTGCTCGCACCGTTGCCGCTGTTTCGGCGGTCAGCTAAGGAAACACCACACCAAGCAAGGGAGGGACTCTCTGAGGAGAGTCCCTTCGCATTATCCAGAGGCACTCGAATGTCCGTCGAAATCCCGTTTCAGTCCGAATGGCACGTCAGCACAGAACTGGAAGAACAGTTGAAGCGAGTGGAGGACTTGAAGCCTTCCACACAAGAGATTGAAGAATCACAAGCACGCCACGAAGACAACGTAGAACGAGTTCGGCAGTTTCGCCTCGACAACCAAGAGGACTTCACCGACGAGAAGGAACGTCTCATCAACATCTTGGATGTAGTCAGCTTCACGAAGAAGCTCGAAAGCATTCCGAATCTCCACGTCTACTACACCGATGCAGGAGTCCCCGGCCAACTAGGGCTTTTCGTTTACATGCGCGGCGAACAACGCCGTCCATTCCGTGACGACCTGCCTCTAGGCGTGAAGTACATCTGCTTCGTTCAACCCGTCATGCCGGAATGGTCCGTTCTCAACATTGACGGACACGAAGTAGCTCACAACGAGAAATACCGTGGCTGGCGCACTGTCCTAGTCAAGTTGATTCAGGAAGGCGCGATCACGGAGCAGGAAGCTCACGAAGCCTTTGGACGCCCGGCTGAGACTCGCGTGAGTCAGCACTACCACAAGCACCTGTTTAATCTCCGCAACTACGGGCACATCTAGGCGGAGAAGGATATGGAAATGTCGAACAACGACGCAGCACCCGAAGTGAAGAAACAGCAGTCAGCAGCACAAGTCGAAGCCGCATTGAAGGCCGTCGAAATCGAAGAGAAGCAGCTTGACCTAGAAATCAAGCGCGAGAACGTAGCCCGGCTCCGCAATGACCGCGCCACCAAAGAAAACCGCGCCAAGACGCGCGAAGCAACACTCCAAGAGTTCAACAAGAACCTTGCGAACACCCACCGCAACTGCAAGCACATGAAGGGCGGCACGGACGTTGCTCAAAACCTGCAAGCAGGCGGCGACAACGCAAGCAACTATTCCGTCCACATCTTTAAGTTGCCGACCGGGGAACGCATCGTTCTCTGCACGCGCTGTCAGATGGAATGGCACGCTGGCGACCCCAGCGAATATCTGATTCGCTTCGGACGCAAGATTCCGAATCCCACGAAACTCAGCTACAAGCACGCGCTCGTCATGGCCTCGCGCAGCACGAACAAGGAGTCGGCATCCGTGCAGTTCAACCGCACGAAGGTATCCGATCTCCCGCAAGTGTCCGGCGAGGACTTGGAAGAGTTTGATTCGCTAGACCGCGACCTCCGCAACCTCCAGCGATAAGCAGCACTTCGCAGTAATTCCCTCAACTCGAAACGAGTAGAGGCCGACAGGTAAATCCATTGGGAAACTCCACCTACACAGTACAGAACATCGTGGACTACGTGTCCACGTTTCCAGACCTCAAGCCTGTTCTCGCGGTTGGAGGCTTCGACGATCAGCCAGCACTAGCCATCATGCAAAACGTGATGAACTACATGCTGTCTCAGGCGTTCCCGTGGAAGTGGAATGAGATCAACATTCCGTACTTCTACTCGAACAGCTACCAACAGGATTACGCCTCTCTCACCGTAACGAATCTCGCGTGGCTCCAGCGCGGCACGGCACTCGACGTGAACAACCAGTCGAATCCGAAGCCGCGCTACCTCGTTGAAGTCGGACGTTCATTGCCGAACCTGTCCGGCGCACCTCTCAACATCGCTCCCCTGGCGAACCCCAAGTTCATCATCAACTGGCTGTATAACGACCGTCTCTACTACGGAACGTGGGGCGGTAGCTCGACTTCCGCTGGCAATGATCCGGTTGCTGGCAGCGTCTACACCAATCCTTTCTCTCCGGGCGCATCCCAACCCTCCAATCCCATCACACAGATTCGTGACGCGAACGGCAACTTGCTCGTACTCACGACCTACGGCGCAGAAGGAACGACGGCTCCCGTTGCTCCAACAAACTCCCTTGCAGGAACGACGTGTTCCGGCGGCGGCGCAACAACTGTGTGGACAGTCGTGGACCCGAAGGGACAAGGCTTCCGCATTGCTCCGCCTGTCTCGCAGACGGGAACACAGTGGCAGTTCTGGCTTGTCGGCCAGCAGACTCCTCCCAAGCTCACTTCACTGCAACAGGCGCTAGACCCGATTCCCGACGAATACATCACCTACTTCCAGCAAGGCGTAGTCGCTGAGTGTGTGCGCCGATCTCCGGAGTCGAAGACTCGTGCTCGCTACCAGGAAGAGTACGCGATCTGGCAGAAGGCACTCTTCGAGGCACGCATGGCGGCAGACCGCGAACGCGACGAAGCAGGATTCGTCACGGACGAACCTCTCATTCAGGAATACGGCGGCACAGGCTATGTCGGAGCGGCATGGCCGTACAGCTACCCGATCAATTAAATGTCGAAAGGAATGGCACACGTCGAGACGCCACATGAAGGCGCGACGAACGATTGGTGGACACCACCGGAACTAGTGAAGGCACTAGGCGAGTTTGATCTTGACCCTTGCGCTGGCGCAGGACAGAAGCCTCTCGCAAAGCAGACTTACGTTCTCCCGCAAGACGGCCTCGCTCTCTCCTGGGTCGGCCGTGTTTGGTGCAACCCGCCTTACGGCCCTCATGTCGCGGAGTGGGCAGACAAGATGGCCGCGCATCGCAACGGCATCATGCTCATCTTCGCGCGAACGGAAACACGCGCATGGTGGCACATCTGGAAGCACGCGGACGCAGTATTCCTTCCCGCACGACGAATTACTTTCATGCGACCGGACGGCAAGAAAGCGAAGTCCGGCACAGCGCCTAGCGCATTCGTAGCTTACGGCGAGAACAACGTCGAAGCACTCAAGAACTCAAAGATGAAAGGCACGTTGCTACTCAACTGGCAATGTCTCGAACCATCGCTCAACTAAATGGCACGCACACTCCAAAACACCATTGACGCAATCACGCCGTTCTGCCGCTACATGGCGGCGAACATCGGCACGAACAACGAACCGATCTTGAGCATTGCAACGCGAGTCCGCAATCTCATGTTGGCCCCGCCGTTCGTGTGGCGATTCAATCGCGCTCTGACCACGGTGAGTTTGTCCTTCGCCGTCCAGGACTACACGCAGACGATCTCCGATCTGCAATTCATCGAGAAGTCCGCTGTAGTCCCTGCCGCGACCATTACGAACGTAGCGGCTGGCGCTGGCACGGCAACAATCACCGCTCCCAACTCTTTCGTGAAGGGCGCTGCCGTCTGGATTACCGGACTCACCAACACTCAGTTGAATGTCAGTGGCGCAACGATTCTCACGGCCAGTTCAAGTCAGTTTACATTCGCTTCCACGGCGACGATCTCCAGCGTGGCCGACTCCGGCACCGCAATCAGCGGCAAAGTCGAGGAAGTCCCGAACATCCTCAACTCGGAAGTCATCACCGAGACGACAACCATTGGCCGTCCGCAAACCCTCTGCGCTCTGACGAACGACGGCGCTGGCGTACACAAGCTCCGCTACATGCCGCGTCCCGACCAGCAGTATTTGAACTACATCACGTATCAGAAGTCGCCAGTGGCATTCGCTTCGCTCTCTGACGGATGGGCACCCGTCCCGGATGCGTTCGCGGACATCTACGACAACCTCTGTCTCGGCTACTACATGGATTCCTGCCAAGACCCGCGCGGTCCTCAGTATCGCGCCACGGGCGCGGCGGCACTCCTCGCACGCGCGGAGGGACTCGACAAGATGGAAGGCGCAATCTTCCTCGCTCCCTATCTGCATCTCGAAGCAGCACAAATCATCGCTCAACTCGGAACACAGCAAGGCGTCCAGGCAACAGGTCAAAAGTAAATGGCAGGTCTACTCGAATCGGCAGGCGCACAGCCATCCCATGCACCGCGCGGGAAACCCATCCACGTCGCGCGTATGGAGACAGGTCTGTTCACCAATCGCAACGCGCTGCACGACTCCGCGCAGTACGTTATCAGCCGATTCTACGGAGGCTATGTAGACGCGCTGATTGACGGCTCCAACATGGAAGTTAGCAACCAGCTAACTCTCATCCGCCGTCCCGGACTCAGCGAATGGTCCAATCAGACGATTCCCAATGCGCCGAATCGGTTCTACTCGTTCGCCTCGCGTCTTGACGGCGTTGTGGATGTCATCGTTGACACTCCGGTTGCGTCCATCTGGGCGACTCCAACCTCCAAGACAACCATCTTCACGAAGTCCAGCGGAGCAGGACAAGGCTACTACCAGGGTGTAGGCAACACGCTCTATTACGGAGACGGCGTTGACCTGCAAAAGTGGGACGGCACGAACGTCTGGAATTGGGGAATTGTAGCTCCGAATGCAGCACCCGCCGTGACCATCACGGAAACGGGCACGTCCGGCAGCGCGGCATCGGCAACGTGGAACCCTTCCACTGTGTTCTCCACGATGGGTTTGCTTGTGGATGCCAACGGCAACGTCCAGCAGTTGCTTGGCGTGAATAACAATGGCTCGCAGATCGGAGAGACAGGCAACGGTGAACCGACTTGGAACCAGACTCCAGGTGGCACGACGACCGACAACGGATGGAACTGGACGAATTGGGGACCAATCGTTGCATGGGGACCTGTCAAGACCTTCAACAACGCCAGCGTTGGCGGCACGACTGTCAATCCTTGCATCGTCTATGACCCGCGCACGAAATGCTGCTTCATCAACATTGCTCCGTCGAACGCACAAGGCACTAGCGGAAACTCGTATCCGAACTTCCCGTCCGGCTACACGCAGATTGTCTATGACGGCACGGCAAAGTGGTTCAACATCACGCGGCCTTCCGGGTGGCAGCCGTCTCACACGTACATCCCTCTTGGCACGGGCGACGACCTGCATTGCGCCATTGTCGAACCCATAGACTTGTCCAACGGCCTGCCGACGAATCAGACCGTCTACTGGCAGATGAACGACACCGGAAGCAATCAGACTTCCGGCACAGGTGGAACGGCTCCGCCGTGGAACACGATTGTTGGCACGACCACGAAGGACAATCAACTGACGTGGCTGTGTCTCGGCTCGGCCACACGACAGACGAATCACACCTACACGTCTTGGACGCAGAGCGGCTCCGTCTTCTCCGCAATCAAGGACTCCAACAACAACATGCAGGTGTGCATCGTTGGCGGAGTCTCGTCGGCTACGACAACAGCTTCGATCTCATGGGCAACAGGCTACGGTCAGCAGACATCGGATGGCTCTGTCACATGGGTTTGTGTCGGACAGTCTTCGTCCTGGGCAGCGAACACCAACTGGTATTTGTCTCCGTCCGGCTTCTTTCCCCCGCAAGGCTCCGTGCCTTACGGCGGTCCTTCCGTCACGGACACGAACGGCAACGTTCAGTTCATCATCAACAGCGGTAAGACGGGGAGTTCTCAACCTTCGTGGCAGACACCGGGCAACAACACGACTGACGGCACGGCAACATGGTTCTGCCTAGCTTCGGCTTCGTCTTTCCCAGGCTCTCTATCGTGGACGAAAGGCTATCAGTACGCCGTCAGCTTTAGTTCTCGCGCGGCGAACGACATCTACAACACGGCCACGCCTCCAGGCTGGACCGGACCTCTCGGCACGCCGACAGGCGCTCAGTCCGGCCACGTCTCGACGGCCTCGCCACTGTTCACGATCTCAGGCGGAAATCCGGGCGCTATCAACACGCTCTCCGGCATCGGCTCTACCGACCCGCAAGTAGACACCATCATCATTTGGCGAACACTGGACGGAGGCAGCGACCTCTTTTTCTTGACGGAGATTCCGAATCCGACTCCCATCGGAGGCATCGCGCAGAAGTGGAAGTACGTTGACTACCAACTGGACACGACTGTCAACGAGCTTATCTCCGCGCCGATTAACGAATCGAACGACCCTCCCCCGGCTGGATTCAAGCCGATGGCTTATCACTTTGAGCGAGTGTGGGGAGCAGTCGGCAACTTCGTCTATTGCTCTGGCGGACCCGATACCGTCACAGGCAATCCGAACGAGTCTTTCAATCCGACCAACTTCTTCGAGTTCCCGGCAGCGGTTGTCCGCATTCTTCCGACAGCAACGGGCATTCTCGTATTCACTATCAGCGACGTGTACGCGATCATGGGAGGCCCCATCTTCGCAACGTTCTTTCCGTCTCCTCAAATCCCCGGCGTTGGACTCTTGAACTACAACGCGCTCGATGTTCACGGCGGCGTCATCTATATGTTCACCGCTGACAAGCAACTAATCTCGCTTGACCCGTCAGGCGGAGCGAGCCGCATCGGAGGAGGCATCGCGGATAAGCTGGAGAACTTCGACCCAACGGCAGCGTTCGTTACCGTCCACGAATCAGGGAACGACAACTGCATCATTATCAGCGACGGCAGTACCGGATGGTATCGCCTCAACCCGAACCAGTTCCCGAATGGCAACGCAGTTTGGAGTCCGTTCGCAACGATCACTAACGGAGCAGGCGCGGTCCAGTCTATTCAGGTGAGCAAAGGTGTTCACCGTTTGCTTGTGGGAAGTCCATCGAGCAACGGCAAGATTCTCCAGCGCGACTTCTCGACGTACACGGACGACGGAACACCCTACACATGCTTCTTCACAATGGGGAGCATCAACCTCGTCAACCCCGGACAGATTGCGGGACTCACGTTCATCAACGTTCGCGCGAAGAAAGTAGGCACGGCTCCCACAGTCGGATTCCTACTCAACGAAATCAACGGCACGTTCACTAACTTTACGACTTCTCACCCGTACCCGTGGGAAATCTACGGCGCGGCAGGCGCACCGACAAGCCTCTACTCGAATGCCTACTACTTCCGCGAGACGGCAGTCCCGGCCTATGCGGAGCACTTGCTAGTGCAGGTCGCGTTCCCGGCAGAGAACTTCGCCAATGAAGTTCTGACTCTGACGGTGTGGGGAGTCATTGGGGAACCGGAGGAAATCTAAACTCATGGCGACGAACTCCGTACTTCCTCCCGGTTGGAAGGAAGTCAAGGCACCTGTCAATGTTCCGGCAGCCCCTCAAATTCCAGATCAGACAACACAAGTCAGTCCGTTCTTGCGGACGACGCTGCCTTTGACACTTCAATATCAGCCGGACACGTTGCGACAGTACAACCGTCCCGGCCTGAGCAGCTTTCGTTCGGCTCCGCTTCCTCCGAACGCATTGCCAGCCATCAACGCGGCGACAGGTTCCGTGATTGCCTCGACTCCGGGCGCTCCGCAGTTCCGTGTGTTGCTGGAGACGAACGGAATCTCCAACGGCAGTCAGAGCATTCTCAATCTCGTTGGAATTCCCGGTATCGTGACGAAGGACGACGGCAACGGAACAATCGAAATCCAGGGCGACAAGATCATTCACAGTTCCGACCCGTGGCCGACAGACGCGGCCTATTTCGGGATGCGCGATGACTTCACGACCTATGCTCCGAACACAACGTCTACAATTGCGAGTAATGCCACCTGGGGAGACTTGGGTTGGAGTCTGTTTGGCACGACGAGCAACGCGGGCATTCTCGGCGGTTACGAGAATCACATCGGCACGATGGGATGGCAGAACACGGGCACTCAGGGGCAGTTCGGCGCATTGACGCTCAACCCCGTCCCCGCTTACCTCAGCCAACCCGGAAACCTCCCGTTCTCTCTCGCATTGCTTGAGAACCCCGGATGGAAACTGACGTGGGTGTGGAAGATGAGTGCGCCGTATCGCACGGGCATCAACTTCGGCATCGCAAAGAAGTCTTTCTACATCGGTTTGTGCGGACCTGTTTCCGCGAGTACCAACCTCGCCTCTCAGAACTCTCCGCGTCCCAACACATTCATCGGACTGCGCTACGACACCAGTGCCACACCCGGAACTCTCACGTTGACGGCGGCAGCTAGCGCATCGGGCGGAAACACGGCTTACTCCTGCACGATTCCCAACGTTGAAAGCAATTCCTATATCGGCATGACGTTCGTTGTCAGTGGATTCACGAACGCGGCGAACAACGGAACTTTCGTTTGCGTCACCAACACCACCACCACTCTTACGCTCAACAACGCTAGCGGAGTGAACGAGACTCACGCGGCGACAGCAGCGGGACCGACCGGACTCAACGACACGCACTACACGTTCGAGGCCGTCACCAACCGCACCTGGGTTGGAGCCATCACCCGCTCCAA